ACTCGAACCCACACACCGATATCGATAACGGATTTTAAGTCCGTTGCGTCTACCCATTCCGCCACGCTCGCCTTTGACTCAAGACCTAACATTACCTCTATCACGTTCTATCATCATATAAAATTCATGAATTTCAGATGTGATTTCTGGTTGCTCACTTGCTACAATATGATCAATTACAAACTGTTTGAATTCATCAAACGTAACATTATGATAAGGTCCCCAGTTTTCTCCTTTTACTTCTTGACCACTTGAATCTCTTACTATGTGCCAAAATTTTCTAGTACAGTCATCAGGGTCATCATCATACTCTACTTCATAGGTATAACCAAGATATTCCATTTCGGGTTTCATTTTACTACCTATTTTTTAAGAAAGTTTCGAAACTCTTTCATGCATGAACGAGTTAAATCTTTGACTTCATAAATCACGTATTCTTTTGATGTTGTGTTGTAGAAGCCAACCTGGTCAATGCGACCATCTTTTTTCTGTTTGTTGATACACACCTCGATGTGTTGAGGCTTTGCTTTTTTTACTAGGCCAAAGAATTCGCTAACGAATTGTTCAGACATTTTTCCGGTTCCTTTTAGCTGTGGAAGTTCTCTTACTGTGCTTATTATAGTACGACAGGTTTATTGATGTGTCAACCGTTTTTGTGTGATTTTATTTGTTGTATAACCTGTTGAGTTTGTAGACGAAGATCTTCGATTGAAGAATTATTTTTAATTTCGTAGTCAATTGTTTGATTCACCCAGTCCCATTCGCTTTGATGAATTCCCATTTCGGCCAAACTATGTTGACTGAATGTGTCTCCCGAAGCGGCATCCATTGCCATTTGATACCAGTGCGGAGCTTCCCCTCGTTGCACTTTTACAATAAAACCGCCTAATGCTTTTATAAGACCAACTTCGTTTTTAAAACGACAGTCACTGATAATTGTAGGTTTCATACCTCCTGCAACGTATCTGTTTTCCATACTGTAAAGCCAAATGTTAGGGTTGAAACTATCTCTAAAAACTTCAGTGCCAACTAGTTGTAATGCAAGTCTAGGAGTAAACTTTCTAAGACCAAGTTTGCTACTCCACCATGGATCAACTGATTCCCTGAAAGCTCTACTAGATCCACTATCACCTTCAAGCATTTCTCTTGGCCAACCAAATACGTTTGCAACTGCATCTTTTAAAGGATCAGCAAAAGACTCATGCTTGTATCCATTTTCTTCAAACACGTCAGCAACTGTGTCTTTACCGGCTCCTATAAAGCCAACTATTCCTACGATCATAAGTTTATATTAACAACCTATTTCTAATTTGTCAATTATTTTTTTAAATTTTTATCCAATAACGAAAGTTAATGGATCTTCGCCGGTGCCGTAAGTTTCAATTTCTCTTTCAAGTTTCTCAATGGCCGCTATTGCTTCATTTTTTAAATCTGCGCCATTTAAAGAGACTCCGCCTTGAGCACCTGGCAATGTACTGTACTTGCTGTAAGCCTGCCCTAACATCATTTTACACTGTGCGAGTGCATAATCTCTTATCCAAGGTCTACTGTATCTTTGAGATATTAGTGTTTCGGCTGGTTTTTCCATAAACACTTGTAACAAGACATTTTCTTTTGTCCTTGGTCTTCTCATTAATATTAATTTATGTTTTTCTGTTACATATTTAAAGTTTAAATAACCACCAAACAGTCTTCTAACAGTTTCTTGATATTGAGCAAAAGCGTCCCATGTCAACAATCCACCAATTCTTCCACCTTGTAAAAAGTAAAGATTAGTGTATGCTAATTCAAAAGGATCAAGATCTACTGAATTTGATGAACCAGCAACTGACCTTCTAAATATTTCTTTTACTTCAATTACCTCCGATGCTAGTGTGTACTCTTGAACATCTGGTTGTAGTTCTAAATAAATGTATGCTTCTTCTGTAGAATTTGAGCTTTTTTGCCTATATTTGTCTACAGCAAGATCTATGCCCTGTTCATAGTGCTTTGGATCTAGCTCAACATCCACCATACCGTCGCCTAATATGTTACGGATATCGGTTATAAGTTCTTGTCTGTTTGTTTTCTTTGTAGCCATGTTAATACTATTTATATAAAGAGACAAATACAATAAATACTTTTACAAGGATTAGATATGCCAAGAATTAGCTTATGGAAACCAGATAAAGGTAACGATTACAAATTAGTTGATCGTGTAGTGAAAGAACACCTATTTGCAGGCGGTACGGGGGTATTTGTACACAAATACCTTGGTCCCCACGTGAATACAAACAGCATCTCACATGATCAGCCGAAGAACAGCACAGTTGGACCTGCTAATATACAGGATCTATTGTTTTTAGAAAATCGTGATAGAAAATATGATTCAGACGTTTATGATTTAAGAGGTAGTTATTCACTCAGCGATCAAGACTTTGATTTGACACAGTTTGGATTATTTCAAACTAGTGATGTAATTTACATTACTTTCCATTTAAATGACATGGTCGAAAAACTTGGCAGAAAAATTATGCCAGGTGATGTTTTTGAATTACCGCACTTAAGAGATGACTTAAGATTAGAAGCGGCAATGATAACATTAACAAGTAAACCAACAAAAAAATTTAGAAAAGGTGAAACTGTAACTGGTGGAACATCAGGTGTTACAGGCACTGTTATTGATTATAATCATGATGCTAAAACAATTAGAATTACAACAGACGGTTTATTTACTGCAAACGAAACAGTCACAGGTGAAACTAGTTCAGCAACACAAACTGTTTCATCTTTCACTCCATCAGAAAATTTAGCGATTAATAAATTTTATGTTGTTGAAGATACTGCAAGAGGTCAAGAAGGTTATGATCCAGGTTGGTGGCCACATATTTGGAGATGTAAAGCTACTGCTATGCAAGACACACAAGAGTTTAGAGATATACTTGGTAGTGGTGAAAATGCAGATGATCTAAAAAATATTATTTCAACTTATCAATCAGATATTGATATTAATGATGCTGTTGTAAATGAAGGACAAAGGCATGTACCAACTAAAGGTCTTGATGTAGGTCACTTATATGTGTCAGGTGATGATTTACACAAAGTCAATCCAAGAGCACAAGACGGAACACCAGGAAAAACGATTACTATTTCTCATACTGGAAATAGTTTTCCTAGTTCTATACAAGACGGTCAATATGTACTGAGAACAGATTACAGTCCAAGTAGATTGTTTAGAAAACAAGGTACAAGATTTATTAAAATTGCAGATAATTTAAGAGGACTATATACTTCAAGCAATAAAGGACTTGACGGATTCATTAACAATACAACTTCATCTACAGTAACTGGTGATGGAAAAGAAAAACAAAATTTAAGTAAGGTGATACCACCTAAGGCGGATTAATATGGATTACTGGTACGATCAACAAATAAGAAGATACATTTTACAATTCATTAGAATCTTTGATAACTTTTCAATCAAAGTTGGTAAAAAAGATAATTCTGACAGTGAAAGTTTTATAAGAGTTCCTGTAAGATATGCCGACATGTCGAGAATGGTAGCACACTTGCAAAGACATAATTCAGAAAATGTAATGAGCTCTGCTCCTTTTATGTCAGTTTACATTGCTAACTTACAACTTGCTAGAGATAGGTTACAAGATCCAAGATTAATTGACAAAGTACAAGTACAAGAAAGAAAATATGACAATGCCAATTCTCAATACGTTCACGAAATTGGTAATACATACACTGTTGAAAGATTTATGCCGGTTCCTTACAATTTAAATATGGCTATCGATATTTGGTGTTCAAACACAGATCAAAAAATGCAATTAATGGAACAAATTCTTACATTGTTTAATCCTGCTGTAGAATTACAATCAAACGATAATCCATTAGATTGGACTAATATTACAAACGTAGAATTAATTGATATAAACTGGAGTTCGAGAGCTGTACCTCAAGGTGTTGATACACAGCTTGACGTTTCGACTTTAACATTTAGTTTACCAATTTGGATTAATCCTCCTGCAAAAGTCAAAAAACAATCTATCATTAAACAAATTGTTGCAAGGGTTAACAATACTGAATCAATAGATGACTTAGATTACGATCCAAGATTTATTGATTTCTTTGAACAGTTTCCAGGACAAATATCAACTCAAGTTGTTACTCCTGAAAACGCACAAATTTCAATTAGTGGAAATGAAGTATCTTTATTAGGTGCTTATGGTGCCAACGATAAAGAAAGCTGGAAAGAATTTTTAGATGTTTATGGTCAGCTTCAAGATGGTATTTCAAGATTGATACTAAATCATTCGAGCGATTTAGATGCAACTAGTGATTTGATTTACGGTACAATAGCATTCCATCCAACAGATAATAATAAACTTGTATTCACATTAGATACTAGCACACTACCATCAAATACACAAACTGCAATAGATAAAATTATCGACCCGGAAGTTACTTACCCTGGTAATAATTTACCTTTAGCGATGAATGGTCATAGATATCTAGTTGTAAATCCAATACCTGCAGGTCATTCTGCTTTTGGTGGATTTACATGTGATGAAAATGATATTATTGCTTATAGCAATGGTGCATGGAGTAAAGTATTTGATGCTTCAGAAAATACTGGTGCTCAATACGTTACAAATACAAATACAGGAATACAGTACAAATGGACTGGTTCGCAATGGATAGACAGCTATAGAGGGCAATATAACAACGGTTACTGGAAATTAGAACTTGCACCGTAAGATAAAATGTTGTACAATAAACAAAAGGAAAAAAAATGTACACCGCAGTTGGAACAACTTTTATTGCTAAAGATACAAAAAGAATTTTACTTAACTTAAGAAGTGAAGAAGTATCTTATCCAAACACATGGAGCTTCTGGGGTGGTAAAATAGAAAAAGGTGAACTTCCTTTAGATGCTTTAAGAAGAGAGTTAAAAGAAGAAATGGGATTTGTTCCGCCTATGGAAAAACTAAATCCTTTAGATACATATCAATCAAAAGATAACGGTTTTAAGTATTATACATACGTTATTGTTACA